TCACAGGCTACCCTCCTCATAATCGTCTTCATAGTTCCGCCATTCTGCAACTACGGTTTTGATCCGCGCGGCCCTAACCGACCAGTCCCCCCAATCACACGGTGGCTCAGCAAGCGCAGCGTTTATCGCTTCTTCAACTTCACTCTCCCCTACCTCCGCAAAAACTACAACTTCCAGGCTCAACGTCATACGACGATATTTGCGTTTCATCTTGAACTCTTTCTGTTGTTTTGTAAGCTGCGAGGGCTTCCTGCTCGGTTCGAAAGAACGCAGTACATCCCTCGGCGTCAGCTAGAAAATGCGTGGACGAAGCGGCGACAACCCAAGCATCATCGCTTCGGTCATCACTTCGTCGATACCAGTACGTCTTTCCAGTGATCAGCACAGGCGTCTGTGTTGGGTGTTTGCGTTTCATTGCCCCTTGCCTCTGTAGAGTCGGGTAGACGGGTCAGAGACCCGCCTCCTCCGTCCGCGCTTTTTCGATCAGCGTCGCCGCGACTGCTGGCGTAGGTGCATACAGTATCCGCGCCACTCCGTATGGCGCTTCGGGCTGACCTGCATCGACAAGCTCGCAATTAAGAGCCGCCCACCACGCCTGAAAATCTGTCATATTCATCTCCTGTTTGACACGCACGTTGACTAACGCCACTCAGAGGTAAGGACACGCACCGTGCATGTCAACGGAGGAAGATGGTTAATTATATGTTCGCGGTTTATTCTGTTACGTTCAAACTAACTTTTATGACACACGTATACGGGCGCACCCGCACCCGCAAGCCGGCCTGCCCGCGCCCGACATAGACCGGATACTCGGAGAAATGGACCCCGGAGAAATGGACCCATAAAACTAACTTTGCCCGACACAACCCGGAGAAATCAGTATTCATCCGGCAGCAGAAACGTGGTTGCACTCCGATCGGCTTCGGTGATGATCCATAACGTATTTTCACCGAAGCCCGCACTCGGCTGCCCCGGATCAATTGGGTAAGCCGACATCAGCCGCGCCCCTCCAGTCACCGACTTGTCGTTCAGCGCCTTGTCCTCCGCGTGAATGACCCCCCAGTCGCCGCGAGCGTGTCGCTTGAGACACGCAGCTAGGTGGGCGGAAGAGCAGGCTGCCATCGCACCGGGCGTGGCGACAATCTGACCGAGTTCAAACTTGTTCATGGGGGCACCGGACGGATTGACACGTGAATAGCATGTCACTATCTAGCCAATGCCCCTAGGGTTTACAAGGAGAACGATGTGCAGAACCCAGCTAGCGCCACCTCTCAAGTGGCGGCCCTGGAAGTCGGCGAGACGTACACCCGATCACGATATATCCCAGGCAACACGCCAAACCTGGGTGAAGTCATCCAACGGGCCAAGCGGGAGCTATCGAACACCCTGACCCCGGTGCTGACTCGTGCGCGGAGCCGCGTACCCTCGAACGTTTACAGCATGCACGGTTTTCATGGGTGGACTACGGGATACGACGTGGTTGTGGCTGTCGTCGTCGTGCGGGAGCTAGGACTGTGACGCGGGGCAGGGTTGCGTGAATTGCGCGCCACGCGCCGCGCGTGGCGGTGTTCTCTCTAACTGAGACAACCTGTCGCACCCCGTTAACCTTCTTTTACCGCGCGGTTTGCCTAACGTTTTTGCCACAAACACGGAGGGAAACAAGACACTTAAGGAACTGGAACATGGATCACCCTGGAAGCGCTGTTACCGCTATTGCTAACCTCGAACCAGGGGGATCTGTGTGCCGATCCCGGTTCATCACACAAAACTTAGTTTCGAGTGCACTTTTGTACCAAACGAAGCGTGATCTGACCAACATCGTAACCAAAGCTGTCTCGCGTGCCAAATTGCGTAACCCCGCCGCCGTGTATCGCATACACTCGTTTCATAATCTCACCGCGCAACTCGATATGGTCATCGTAACGGTCGTAGTGAGGAACGAATAATAGTATGTATAGAATCTATACCCCCTACATTTAGCGGTACAAAAAAAGAGTTGACACCCCCGTTACCCCGGTACTCCTATACGTCCCCAAGACGAACTGGAGTACCGGGATGGAGGCGGGACACAACGAACGGGGAGAGATCGATTCCATTATCTCCCGGATTGAACGACTAGAAAACGAAAAAGCCGACATTGCTGCCGACATATCAGGCATTAAGAAAGAAGCCAAGCGCGCTGGCTTTAACGTCAAAGCCATCAATGCCCTGGTTCGCGAGCGTCGCCAGGATCAGGGCGAGCTAACTGCCTTAAACGAAACCCTCGACTACTACCGCCGCATGCTCGGCGTGCCGCTGTAAAGCGCACCCGCGCCCGGTGCCGTGCGCACCGAACCTCCGCATAAGGAATGTGCCAATGCTACCCTCATATGACCACAAAACTAACTTTGAGCCGGGCAACGCCCGTGCTGTGCAGAATGCCAAGTCACCTGATCTCTTTATGGTGCTGATCGATGAGATCGTCGTCACCCCAGGACTGAACGTCCGCGTTCACAACGAGGCATACGAGGACCGGATCGAAGACCTTGCGGCATCGATCATGCAAAACGGATTCTACAAGCACCAGCCGCTCCCTGCTGTGATCGCCAAGGATGCCAACGGCAACGACGTGTTTAAGATTACCGGGGGGTTCACCCGCCTCGCAGCCGCTAAGAGGGCCAGGGATCAGGGCTACCCGATCGAAAAGCTCCCAATAGTGATTCGCGCACCGGGCGGCAGCGATCTCGACATCCAAATCGCCATTCACCGAGACAACACTGGGAATCCCCTTCCCCCATGGGAGTTAGGTGTTATCGTGAAGCGCCTGATCGGAGGCGGGTATAACGAAGCCGAGATCAAGGAAAAATTGGATATATCGATTACCCACATTAAAAATCTCCTGCTCCTGCACAGCTTGGACATGAGAATCCAAGAGTTGGCTATGTACAACAAGGTGTCGGCCACCCGCATCATTAGGATGGCCCATAAGATCCCCGATCAGGATGAACTATATGAAGTACTCACTACTCCAAGGAAGCGCAATTCCACAGGCGTAACGGTACGCAAAGCCATGGCAGCCATCACCTATGGCTGTTCCCTGCCCACTGGAATAGTGGACTTCCTTACGCGATGGTCCAAGGGAGACACGGAAGCAATGGCAGAGGTTGACGCCACCCTGCGCAAGCCCCGCAAGCCGCGCGTCTCCAAGAAGAAGCAACTCGAAGATGTGGACTTGTGAGATGATCGACATACCGACATACGGCAACGAGCGCAGTTTCGCGGAAGGCGATTCGGTCATCCGTGCTGTACCCCGGCTGGACGGTGACAGCATAACTGAAATCGTCATAACACACATGAACGGCGAACGCCCCACCCTGGAACACTTGGTGGCCGACATCCGAAGCCGGTATAAGGGTGCCCTATACAGCAGCACGTGGCTTAGAGGGGAGGGGTGACCCCGCAACAAACGTGGGAAGCGTGGCGGGACTACCATCGGGCGAACCCGCAGATCTATGAATGGTTTATTAAAATAACTTTCATCCGGATCGGCCAAGGGTTCCCGACTCACTCAGCGGATGGCATCATGCACGTGGTCAGGTTCGAGTGCTTCACCGATCCGGTAATAGCTGAAAAGTACAAGATCAGTAACGACTTCGTGGCATTCTACTCTCGCCTATTCGCAGAGGACTATCCTGACCACGCGGGCTTCTTTCGCTACCGCCAGAGCATGGCCGACGAGTTCTTCGGCCCACTATGAGGTAACATCATGAAACAAGGTTGGCGCGTCAACCCGTGGCGAGAGGAGGTAGGACTGTCACGCAGTTTCGTGTACAAATTGATGGATCAAGGCAAGCTGGAAACAATTAAGGTAGGCAAAGCTAGGGTTATCCTGACCTCGCCCAAGGAATTCATTGATAAGTGTAAAGCCGTAACTCCGTAACTCCAACCCAATACACGGAGACGACATACATGGCTTATGTTGCAGTTAGTGCGTCACCTATTCATGTCAGACAAACCGGCGGGCCGGTTGATCCCGGTTATGGCGTCGGCGAGGGGCATCCCGATAACACGCTGCCGGGCGGGATGCCCTACCCCGATCAAGGGCTGCCCGTTCCGCCTCCCGGCATTTGGCCGCCACCCACAATCGCGCATCCGATTGTCCCGATCCCACCGGGCTCCTCGGTTCCGCCCGGCACCATCTGGCCGTCGCCGGGGCGTCCAGATCAGGGACTGCCGGGAGCGCCGGCTCATCCAGATCAGGGGCTGCCGGGAGAGCCAGGGCATCCCGACAACACGCTGCCGGGAGAGCCGGGGCATCCCGATCAGGGGCTGCCGAGTCAGACATTCTGGATCGTTTGCGGGATACCGGGCTACGGCTGGCGCTACGTCTGCGTTGATCCAAGCCTGCGCCCGTCGCACCCGATTGCGCCGACGCCAACCCCAAAGTAGTAACGCCGCCCGAACCACCCGCGCCGTCTCCCCGGAGGCGGCGCTTCGGACGGCGATAGTGATCCCACTGGCCCCGCTTCGGCGGGGCTTTCTTATTGCCTACGATAAGCGACGGGACCACCGTAAGCTACGGATTGATAGGGGCACTTATCGGACCCCAGGGTTTCCCAGGCGTCACGTAATGGATCGATCAACCGATCCTGTATAGTGCCACTGGCATACAACATCTGATCCGTAAAGCCGGCCCGGTTAACGATACGAGAAGCTGTGGTCAGGTTGTCGGCAGCTTGGTTGAGTAATTGTGCAAGCTCTATGTGTTGATCGCGTGTCAGGTGTTTCATGTATGCCTCCCCGTGCCATCAGATTGAATGTTCCATTTGCGAGCACGGTTCTTCGCCATCTTCCAATCGATCTGATCCTGCAAATCGATACCTTGGTACATCGCCCAGCAGTAAAGCAGGATCACAATGTCAGCGGCTTCTTCGGCAGCGTCTTCATCTGACGCGGTGAAGAATTCCGCGACTTCCTCGCGTAAGTGGTTAATTACGCCGTCATAACTAGCATCGGGGAACCGTTTAGCCTGCCATTGATTTATAGTCGTTTGTGTTTCTCTCATTTCTGCATCCTCACCACATTATCGCCCACCGCAACCCTGTCCACCCGCAACATCGACGCCCGCACGAAGTCATCGGTCTGACTCGCGATCGTCGCCGCGTAATGCCGTTCGATCTGACTCGCGCTCGTATCGTGCAACTTCGCAACAAGCTGGACGGGTAGCCCCGCCAATAACTGAGACGTTATGTGTGTATGCCGCAAAGCGTAGCTGGTCACCGTCTCCGGGTCTTCCTCGATAGCCTCTACGGCCCGCCTGAAGGGCCGTGCGTGGTCACTCTTGGCCCAAGGCTGTCCGGATGCCTTCACGAGTAAAAAGTCACCCCCAGACCGCCCAGCGGCCCCTACGCGCAACGCCGCTACCAGGGTATCCGGCACCGGCACCGGCACCCGCGTAACCCGCTTCTTGGTCCCCTTCGCGCTACTCGGGATCATCAACCGGTCGTCCAGCAAGTCGCGCACCCGACACCGGGCAAGCTGCGAATACCGTGCCCCCGTCACCGCGAGTACCTCAACGAGTATACCAAATTCCTCACCCTGCTCACGGGCGGCATATACCAACCGTATCACCGTGGACTCGGACAACACCACGTTGTTGGCCGATTCAGCTTCGGGTATCGCCGACAGCGCGATCTCCCATGCCCTCTTGCTTAACCCCATATCCTTAGTCGCCGCGAGATTCAGCACCGCTTTCAGAATCGTGGCGAGCCGGTTGACCGACGCCGGGGCCATCTTCCGGCCGTTCCGCCACTTCCGTAATTCCTCAACATCCAGCAACCCGATAGGGCGCTTCAGCATCGCAGTGGGCAGGTTGTGTAGCAACCGGGTCACGTTATCCCCCCGCCCATTACGGGCAGCCAGATCGGTCCGGTACGTCTCAACAGCATCCGCCAGAGTCGTGACCACCGGAGCGATCTCGCCCTCGTCCTCGCTTCGCCCCAGCCGCAGTGCAGCCTCACGCGCTTGGGCAAAACTCATCACCTCCCGGCCGTCCGCTCGCTTTACGTCATCGGCCGCAGCGATCCGCTTAACGCTGTTCCCGCCCTTGCCGTCCGCAAGCCGCACCGACCACGTGCCAACCTCGTCCGTCCGCCTGTAACCCAGTGAGATCCCGCCCGAAAGCCGCATCCAGTACGGCTTCCATCGCACCTCCAGCCGCAGTCTCGCCGTCTTCGTCTCGATCGTCATGCCTACCTCGGAGAAATGAGCCACTGTCCCGGCCACTGTCCCGGACAGCTAAGAACGCTACGGTACAGCATGACAGCATATTGGTCAAAATAACTTGATTTCAACGGCTTGGTGGTTTCTACTATTTCCACTATTGTCTTTTATTGCGCCCTTTCACGGCGGCAACACCGGTTCGAATCCGGTTGGGGACGCCAACGATTTCAAGGGTTTACAGCCTACCCCAAAACCACTGTCCCGGCTACTGTCCCGTCGAGCTTTTTGGGGTCGCAAACGAGGCGACACGGGCGTACCGTGCGCCCTCGTAACCCATAGGAAGCCTGTCGATGTTGTGGGTGATCTGGTCGGAAGAGCATCGCGCGTGGTGGGGAGCGGCCCGTTGGGGCTATGTGGTCCGGTTGACCGATGCAGGCCGGTATACCGAAGCCGAAGCCCGTGAGATCGTAAAGCAGGCCAACCGCGCGATCGCGCCGCCCCGGTTTAACGAGATTGCGGTCCCCGACCCGCTACCGGCTTTCCAGGCGTCCCGATCCTTTAATTGACAGACGCTGGGGTCACTGCCCTGGAGGTGGTCTTTCGATGACTGAGAAGCAAGAACACGACCTTATGGTTCAAATAGCTTCCATTTATCAGGAATGGAAGGTCAACGGTCTTAATAATAATAACGAACGAGCGTCAGCATTGACGAACCACTTATTTGATCTAGCTAAGGAGATAGATCCGAAAAGGATGTCTGCTGCGTTTATGATGCAGGCTTACGACTATTAGCGGAGGTGGTTCAGCCATACTCGATTCCGACTAACCCATCTTGTTAAGGAATATGTATGGAAGAAAAAGCATTAAAGGCTTTAGACGACGCTATACATTGGTTAGAGAGATATCGTTATTTTATGACGCACCAATACGAACACCAAGTTTTAAGCATCGAGGGCAGTATCGAATGTTGGAAACTTTATGAGGAAGCGATTAGTAAATATAAGGCTATAATGATAACCGACGACGATGGTAAAAAGCGGTGACAGTTGCCGCCACCGTCCACCCGACGTAGCCTACCCCCGACCACTGGGAGGAGGGCAGCATGACACTACTGGTCCCAATGTTCAAAGTCGATCGCGCCGTCGCGCGTATCGAGCGCTGGGGTAGCGCTGAGGATCGGGCGGCGCTATCAGCCGCGATCAAGCTTTTGAATGACGTGAGTCGCGGACTGCCCACCAGGGATGATCGGCAAGCTTCGCGGCAGGCGATCATCGACATCGCTCAAAGGGTGAAAACGGGATAAATGGGCGAGGCAAAACGGCGGCGAGAGAAAGGCAATCTTAGCTGGACGGATAACCGCGATCCGCGCGTCCTAGCGATCTTCGAGGAGGCGGGAGAGCCGATAAGCCTCGCTCTGGTCGGCGCTGGTCTGATTATGCCTACAGTCACCGCGATGCCGCTTGACGAACTAATGAAGCCACAGCACCGCGCACTGCGACTTGCCTTCGGTGTATTTGACCGCATTCGCACTGGTGAGATCGAGGGGCGCTGCGGGCTATGCAGCACCCGGTACAACGTACAGGGCTTTTCCTGCTACGCGGTGATCGAGCGGGCGCGCGGGACATCGCGCAAGAAGCCGGCCCTCACCTTGCCGATTTGCCATAGCTGTGACAGCGTCAGCACGCAGGAAACCCAGCGGCGCGTGTTGGAGATGTTTCCGATGGCCGGCATCAGCAAAGGTGGCACTGCCTAATATCCTAAAGGAATATGTAAAGGATGGGGGAAAAAGCATTAAAAGCTTTAGACGACGCTATACATTGGTTAGAGAGATATCGTTATTTTATGACGCACCAATACGAACACCAAGTTTTAAGCATCGAGGGCAGTATCGAATGTTGGAAACTTTATGAGGAAGCGATTAGTAAATATAAGGCTATGATGAGTTGATGCCGCTTGAACTATGCGATTGTTGCGGTGTGCCGTCATCCTATCGGCGGGGATCTATTTGGCACGGACAGTCGCTAATTTGCATAGCGTGCTTTGTACTTTGGTACGAGTATGGGATAGTAGAACCCGAAAAACTTAAAGCAGAACGGTTGCGGGTATGCGGTACGGCTGATTACGCTCGCGATGCGCGTGAAGTCACCAGGGTATTGATAAAGGTAGCGGCAGGGGCAGAGGGCGAACCATGAGCGATGTTTGGTTTTTTATTCGCGACGGGAAGATCATCAAACGGGTCGAAAACGACGGGTGGGCATTTTTACGAGACGGCGCGCAAGCGGTTGAATTTGAAGTCACCATCGAGTATGTCAAGAAACACCACCCGGCTTACTACGAGAACTATCTGAAGGACGAGCTTCCTTGTACCTGATGGATTCGATCGCCCAGGTCGCCACTGCCGCCCCTGCCGGTGACCCGATCTTAGATATCTACGCTGATCTACGCGACCGGATGACCGGCGCACCACGCTTCCTGCTCGACAACGCTGCGATCCACGCATCGGTCGAGATAGGTCTAGGACGCCCCAAGGTGTTGCTGGAAGCCCTGGAACACGTACAGGTGCCCTACCCCGTCATGTGGGTTGAATGGGCGGAAGCGGGCCGCGAAAAGCTCCGCACGCTGGTTGGCGCAGTCGATCCCGTACCCGGCAGACCCATACCCGATCGCCTGGGCTTCCTCCTCGAATGCGATAAAGGCGGCCGGAAAGGTGTCGCCACTTGGGCATGGACATCCCCCGGCAACGATGTCCCTAACATCGCGCCGATCAGCCCGTTCTTCGATCTCGATGCCAGCATCAAGCAACCCCCCGACCGGCGTACCGGAATCCTTACCGGCAACTTGGGTCAGATGTGGCGGGATAACCCAGTACAACTGGAAGCCCTGTATGCGATTTGGCGAACGGCCAAGCACCAGCCCAGTAAATGGGGCTTAAAATACTTTTCCATGCTGGCTACCAAGGTTGGTAACATTGAAGAAAGGATCGATCATAACTTTGCCGATGTCTACGGCGAGTACATCGAGATCTGGACTATCATCCTTCTTCTCACCTCCAGTCGTCAGGCTGTGGAGTACAGACAGATGGACAGAGCCAAGATTAATAAAGCGCGAACCAAGAGACGCGAGACACCGCTCCTCGACCACACAGAGGTTGTAATGCACCTCTCTAACCGGGTCGCCAAAGAAGCGCCGCACGCCCCATTGGGGTACGCGCGTAAGAGCCCCCGGATACACATGGTGTCTCGCTACCTAGCGCGGCGGGGCGATAAGCACTGGCTAGTCGAACCATATATGCGCGGCAGCGGTAGCCCCGTCCCGCGCCACGTACAGGTACGTGGATAAAGTAGAACCGGTGCCGAGTGTCGGGTTGACGTTTAAATGGCTTCCGTATCACCCTGAGCGACAGCCGGTTCTACCGCATAGCGGGAAGGAAGAGGTAAAGTCCAAGTAATAGCACCGCTACAAACGCGAAGAATACGTTGGACGAAGCAAACGGTGCCATTGGTGGGAGTGGCAGAATCGTTAGTAGCCACAAAAACATTACTACAACGAACAGGATCTCCAAGATCATGATGTCCTCCGTTTTTGATATCGTCGCAATGCAGCCCGTGATTGCGGACCCCAATCTCCGTCTATCTTACCCTTGTACAAACCCTCCGCTTGGAGGTGGATCTGGAGCGAACGTGCCTTCTCCTCAAAGTCTCGGACCGCCGCTGCCATCTCAACCTTAGCCGCATCCTCGGAGTTCATCCGTCCTCTTCCGTCAGGTACAGGTCGGCCTCTTCCTTCCGCCGCCGTACCAGCCCAGCCAGCACACGCCCGCCGCCCTGGTTCCACATCGAAAACGCCTCGGCCGCAGCGTCATACTCCCCGTTTCGATGCATCTTCAACACGGTGGAGCGCCTCAGACCGCCAAGGCCGATGTTGTACGCGAGGCTCACCAACGCGCTGAATTGATTCTCTGTGGTGGGCGCATCGCCGATGAGCCTCAACACACCGGCCTCGAACTCGCGCTCCAGCCGATTCGCCAGTAATTCTTCTGCCTGTTCCCGTGTGATAGTCATGCCGCGAACGACATGCGGCCCCGTGTCCCCATAACCTATAGTGAGAACCCCAGCGGGGCACACATACGCGGTTAACTCGCAACCTTCATTGCGTTTGATCAAATCCAATCCGGCCGTATTCGTTTTCATGCTCCGTCTCCTGTATTTTAATGGGTCACTAGCGTCCCGGCGATCTCTCGCGCGACCCGGACGGCAACATCCTCTGAGCTTCGCTCCACTGCCGTGGCCCACGCCAGATAGATCACCCCTACAAAAGCGTCGGGGGAGGGCGGGATCGGCACAGCACAACCGCGCTTCATCCCTCTTTCAGCCAACCGGCGAACAACTGGTGTGCCGGAAATCGTCAAATCCACACACCACGGACTGCCGTCTAGAACAGTCACCAGTGCCCGCGCATCGGTACTGTGTACGATGATCGGCAGGGAGCGCGGGGTCGGGATTACCTGACGCTCGCCGTCGCGTCTCCTGGCACCAATAAACTTTTGCATGTTTCTAGGTAAATCGGCAGACCAGATCTGAACAAGATCCGCATCCGCTTCCACGACCAATTTATCCAGTGCGGCGGGTACATCGGCAACCTTGAGTGTCGAGGCAACCGGGGTCATCCACGCCTCAAAAAGCTCATCACGTTTCTCGTACACTACCCAGCAAATCACCCCTACGATAACCAAACCGGCAACAGCAAATGCTTTCCAGGGACTATCGACGTAGTTAAACAGGCGGCCAACAAGATCGCCCACAACGCTACGAGAGGGCGGCGGATCGCTCATGTGAATATCGTCACTGCACGGTTGAAGCCGCTGGTGGCGGGGAGGGGCGGCGGCCCCGTACCCATACTGCCCACCGCGCTCGACATTGCCGTGACACGCCCCTCCAGCAGCGCTGCAAGGGCCATCCCGCCTCGTGCGGTACTGCGGCCCCTGGCCCTGCCGTAGACAATCGCACTCGGCATGATGACGCCACGGGCACTCGATCGGACTGCCGACCCCCTCGCAAACAGACCGACACCGGAAACCAGTGCCTCACGGGCGCTGCCCGCGACCCGGAGTTCACCGGTCGAACTAACGAGGGATTCACGGGCGACCCCGCCAACCCGGATGTCGGTCACGATGCCACCCTCACCCCCGCCTGGGCGGCGTTAAGCCCTGTCGGGGTCCACGCAACCCCGGTGTCGGGATCGGTCGAGAAGTAGGTTGCCCCCCAGCCGTAGGTTGTTCCGGGCGCAACGCTGGCGACAGACCCCGCGCTATTGGTTGTACCCGACTTCAACCTCATGCTCGCGGTCTTCGCACCACTGTCACTCTTCGCGAGTGACGCTTTAACCGCGACGGCATGCACGATCGGAGCGGTAACCGGCAGAAAATTGTACAGGTCTTCCTCGCCCACCGTGGCCTCGAAAACGTAGCTGTACTGGCCCTCCGGCGGTTGGTTGTTTACCTCGTCGTAGTTAGCCCCGGTGATGCCGGTGAGATTTCCCCACAAAAGAAACGTGATCTGTCCAACAGACATCGCAGGCGCCGTCCCTGGCGCACCCGAACTAAACGTCACCGTAGCTCTCGACGCCGAAGCTAGTCCGTCCAGTTGCTGTAAATTGACAGCAGATAGGTCGTTCATCAAGCCTAACCAGTATGGGGTGCCAGCACTCAAGGCTTGCGGCGTCGTCAGCGGTAATGTTAGAGGAGTTCCGGCTACGGCACCTACCACCGTTGTCCCTGACGACATCAACGTGCCCGCTACACCACCACTATCAGTGTAAACAACTCCCCGATATTGAGTGGAACCGTTCGATGTGGCGGGTACGATAGTAATTGAATTAACCGTACAAGCTACGGCGGGCGTAAACCGCCGCAAAGTTAAAGAGTTAGCCGCTGGACCTGAAACCGCGCCAGTGCGTGCCACACTCGACCCCAGTATCCCCGCACCAAACGCAAATTGGACCGCACTGTCGGAGATCGGGAATGCGGTTTCCACGCGTGGGCTGGTCAGCAAGACCGCATTGTTAATCGAACCAGTTGTGTCAAAAAGATAAAAGTCATCAATGGTAAGGGCGGTACTAGTTTGAACGGCAAGCGCAAGACTGTTCGCGAAAGCGTTAGCCGTCGCCGTCGTATCACCGCTGCCTGTCAGAATTGAAACCCCATCCAGCCACAATTGATAAGAGCCGGCATTGGCAAACGTGATGTCCCACTCAAGATAATGGGTAGTGTTTGCCGATATGGTGGCAACGCTCGTGCCAAGAATCGTACCACTTGAATAAGCCGCGTTTCTAACCAAAAACTGCCCCGCCGAATTGATAACAATACTGGCTTGAGCAGAACCCCCATCGTTAAACTGAATGCCACATACATTACCCAGAGTGGCTGAAAACCTCATACCACCGATCAGTCGGGCGTAATTTCCAGTCAGCGTTTTGTTAAGATTAACTAGTGAACTAATAAAAACCGCAAATCCAGTTACACTAAGAGGTGCCGCAATAGTAAAGGTGCCGCCGCCGGTGACCGATGTCCAGTCACCCGCCGTCAGCAACGCCTGCACGCCAGCATTGTTAGAGTTGACACCGCCGTACTTATCGAATCCTTCCAGAAACACAATAGCCACAACCGCACCCTCCCTTCATCCCGAAGCGATCGTTAACGACCCAACTGGAAATGCGACCGGGACACCGCTAGCAAGGGTCTGAGCCGCCAGCTTCCGCAGCATCCCATTACCCACGCTGCTGGTGTTAACCGCAGTGCCGGCGTTAGTCGCAGTGAACGTGTTCGCGGCGGGGCCGGTCACGGTCAGCGGACCCGTGAAGTTGGACTGCGAGAAGGTTGGACTGGACCCACCGTACTCGTTTGTCCAGATGACGAGATCCCCCGCCGTGAAGCCATGACCGGGTACGGTCAACACCCCCGGTGAAGCGAGCGACACGGTCGCCGGCAACCAATCGAAGTTACCCAGGTAGTCCCATACCAACAGGTTTCCACTGGTCGAGGCGTCATACAGCCCGAAGGCGATCACCCCGCTCCAGGCTGCCCCCGGCAGCGGGAAGTTAATCGCGGCGGCATTGCTGATCGTACTCGGTGCCGAACCGCCAGCGGTATTCCAGTCGGCGGCGGCGGTCGCTACACGGGCATACCCTGCCGCCGACACCTCCACGAACCCGGTGCCATCGTCCAACCCCACCGCTGTGAACAGCGCGATGTAGGCTGTGGACAGGGTAAACATGGCCGTCTTGCCGGTGACGTGATTAAGAACCCCGCGCGACACGCGATCGGTAAATCCGGTCATGTCTCATACCCCACAATGGTACCGTATGGCCCAGTGAACCCGCTGTCGGGAGTCACCGGGGCGAGGATGCGTATAACGTCCCGCTTGGCGAAATTGACGGCAGTCGCAGACGAGGAAAACGTGGCATTGACCGTACCGTTGCCAACCGTGATTGTACCGACATTGGTGAAGGTAAGCGGTGTCGCGGCGAGTGCCTTCTGTACACGTAGCACAACATCGCCACTAGCGGCTGCGGCAGTCCCGCCCAACGTACTGGACGCATTCAGGTAGTCTCCGAAATCCGGCGGTATCCGGAACGGGAAGCTGAATCGGTGGTAGAAGAGCGCCTGATTGGCAGTGAGCAACGCGGCGGGATCGCTGCCGAACGATAGACCGCGCATCGGTCTGACATTGATGAACTTGCTCGTCGTATCATCGTAGACAATGACGTCGTTGTCGGCGGGTGTCGTGAACTCGAACCCCGCAGCAACGTTCTCGGCCCAGACCGTGCCGTCGAATAGCCAGACCGAATCGGTTTGAGAGTTCCAGGCTTGCCAGCCCTGCTTTGGCGCATAAAAAAACCAATCTGTAGTGACACTTTGAAAGACCGCAATCGAGTTGGAATGCCCCGCCCACGCGCCTGCTCCCGCACTGCCAACGATGTAGCGATCACCATTTGTGGGCAGGATGACGGGTGGCGAATCCATCCGATCGAGCACGGCCAAATGCACCAGCGCATCGAGCTTCGCGAAGTTAGGGTTGAACCCGCCGACACCCCAGCCGTCTTCGTGCGGTGTCCACCCCCATACGACCCCTAGGTTGGGTCCACTAGTACCGGGCATCAGGGTGGCCCCCCATCAAAGTTGTAGTCGAAGTCGTCGTCAAAAGCCCCGGTACGATAGATCCGAAACTGGTAGCGCTGCCATGATACAAGACCACCCCGCACCGATTCTAACTCGAACCAATAGGAAGCAAGTTCGCCGTCTGCGGTATCCATCCCGCCATCGTAAGTCCACGACGTACCTGTAATACCACTAACGGTCCGCAGCGACGTCGTCGGCTCGGGGTCGGCACCGTCGTAAACGCGGATCGTATAAGTGGTGCCGGGTTCCGGCCCAGTGCTACCCGCCGCGTGCTCCAGCAGGAAGTTACCCTGCGTGATCCGATCACGATGCGCCCAGGTCAGTTCCTGATCGGCGTCCGTAGACACGATGTTTTCTTCATACGGAACGTCGTTGATCTTCAGGTTACCCGGTGGGTAGGGTCGCCCCTGCCGCCCGCCGATCGTCACCTCATCGGTATCGGCGACAGCGGCATCAAGCTGTTCGCTTGAAGTGCGTGTGAGAAGCTTGACTTGGACGATCTCGCTGGTCGAGTAGTCGCGAAAGTCCGTGGTCGGCGCGTGGCTTTGAAACCAGATTTTGTCATCCGCCTTGAACTCATGTAGGACGGTATCGATGCAGCCACGCGCCACCGTCATCTCACCAGTCAATAGATCGATGTCCTCAAGGCGGCAGTATTCCTGAACCGTTGGATCACCCCTTTTTACGAGGACGATCGGAGTACCGATCGCCGCCGTTACCAACTCCATTGAACTGCCGCTCTTGAAGCTAAACGTCGTATCGCGCAACCCAATGGCCGCAACCAGTTCGGCACCGGCATCAAACCCGGCGATGTTGCGTTCGACAAAACTCGATTCTGTCGTAGTCTTACTGGAGACAACGTAATCCTGAGACGCGCCACCGGGCTGTTCGGCGAAGATCTTGATCGCGCCGGTATCTGCCGGCACCGCTGCAAGCTCGGCTGGTGGCAGGTTTTCGCTAAGATCAAGGTAGGTCATCTCGCCCACCAGCCGCTCGGAAACGATCCTTGCTGAGCGGTCAGGGGGTATCCAGTAGCTCGGTTGCGGGGTTACAAAGCTGGTAGCGGGCAGGCTGAACACATCCTGGATGGCGATGACGGTTATCGTGTTGTCGTCAAGCGGACCTTCTTCGATCTCCCCGACACGTAAAACTAAGTTTCCGATGCCACGGCTTGGTGCGCTGATCCGAAACACATCAGCCGGCGCGAAGGCAAACCCGACCCGGTCAAACTTGATTCGCATTCGGCGTACATCCGACGAATTCGCCTGAAGATCGCGTTGCGCGAGCCGCATCGCCAGAGCCGGGATTGGCACACCGAGATATTCGACTGTGGTCGAGATCATCGTGCCCAGCGATTGAAACGAAGCGAGGTTCTGAACCCTGACTTGACCCTTCCGTCCGGTCACCGGATCGATGTAGGAAACGATGATCTCGTTAAAAGTTGTGTCGGACGCACTCGACTCGTCCTCAATGATTTCGAGGATGCCATTCTCGAATGTATAGAGTGGTAGGGATTCCGGGGCGTAGTCGGCACGGATCAAACGTACCTTCAACAACCCCGTTTGTCGGTCGATGTAAACTACACCGCCAATCGTGTTGACGATGACCTGAACGAACCTATCGATATCCTCCTGCCGGTTCCAACGGATGCACATCCCAAAGCCTTCGGCGATGAGTTGCTGCGCAACCGCTGTAAAGCTCGCGTGATCGATAAAGGATCGCGGCATCCCGCGACCCCAGACGTTATTAGTGGCGCACTCGTAGAGGATGTGGGCAGGGTTCATCGCTTTGATGCCGCCGCCCTGCTGGCTGATCGAGGTAAACTTACCGCGAATCTCCTGTACCGCTACCGGGTCGGGGAACAACAGCGACACGATCAGACCGTTGACCGTCGCGTTCACGTCATAAAGTTCACCGCTGTGCCCATTCAAGACGGCGGCAAAACGCGAGGCGGTTTCTTCCGCTGTGGAGCCGATCGCTACGTTGTGACTCGAGCCAGTAAGGTAGGTAAAAAAATCTACCTGTTCGTCGCCAATGGCGATGCCGTCGCCGGAATGCGGCTGGGTATTGAAGGTGACCAGGGTCAGGGGAGCCGTAGTCATCGGGATGACAGCAAGATCGGGCCGCCACACATCGCCGTCCCAGCCGGCGGTCTGGCGATTGACCCGCATCTTCCAGGGCTTCGGATACGGATTATTCGAACCAATCTGTCCGTTGTAGAACAGTGTCGATACACCCCGCCATCCGGGCACGGGGAACCCGCCTTCTATGGCACCAGTGATTATCGAATCGACAACCTGATCCGCCGCACCCATCAACAGCTTGAAGGTGCCAACAATCCCTCCCTCTTTCTGGTCACCACCAAACAGGCTTGGCTGATTGATCGCCTGGAAGTCGCTGACTGTGAGGTTACCCGACCACGCGTTAAGATCGCCTACCTTGATCTCGGTAAGCTCATTAATCGGTCCGCGACCGATGCCCATCTGCACGGCCATAAAATACTTGTAGCCGGTGACCTGTGACTTGCTGCCACCTTTACCGCCGCTGGACATCGGCAGCCTCTCGCTTCGCCACCTCAACCACGATTAACCCTAATGCGTCCCCGGTCGCTTCGACCTCGGCTACCGAGATGCCGTTCGTGACAAAATCCGACCAGCTAAAACCGTGCGCGGCAAACCAGAGGCGGGGTTCGCGGTTGCACATACCGGCCGCACGCAAGTGGCGCATGTAGATACGGCTCACTTCTTACCCCCACTCGTCTTGGTGCGAATCGCTTGGCTGGACAAGTTGCCATAGTACAGCACCATCCAATCCTCTATCCACACGTCGCCGAATATCACGGGCTGTGGCGTCCCTTCCTCGTGCTGCGGGAACTGGAAGTCCTCGAACGTGGCAGGCTTTACAATGTCGGTCTGCGGCTTCTTTGCGGTCAAAGCCGTGATCGTATAGCTGATGATCATTAGGGCTAGCGCCCAGATGAAGTTCATCAGAACACCGGTTTGCCGTCGAACGGGTTGCGACCGGGCGTATGCGGAAACCCTCCAAAGTTTCCAAGGTTGTTGAACTTATTGACACAAGTATCAACGACCCGGTCGCACCCGGCAAAAGCCGCGATCGTGTCACCGACATCCACCCCCACGGGTATCCCGACCAAGGTGATCTGGGTGCCAACGTGCGCCACCACCATGCGCCGTTCGATCATACCAGCAGGAAGCGGGTATTCGATAAAGCCACCAGCAAACCAGCCATCAGGTTCAGTGGCGAATTCAGGGGCGGTGATCGTCAGCCCGCTAATGACGGTAACCACCCCGTTCACTCGAAACGATTCGCGGTTAACCTTACAGGTGTTGGGTGCGTACAAAGCATGTGGGCAGTTACGCTGATAGCCGTACCTCAATCCACCCCGCTGAAAACTGGCAGCCAGCATCGCGCAAGTCACTTTGGCTTCAACCTCGTCAACTTGCGTGATCCCGTTGACGGTGCCGATCCACGTCACCAGCGAGTCCGATATCGTGGGTGCCATACCATCGGGATCAGTCATGTCACCCGCATGCGCGCGGCGCAACCGCAGCCAAACGGTATCTGACGGCAGTGTCCCGAAGTACCGGAACTGCTGACAGAACTCCTCTTCGATCGGCAGCGTGACCACCAGCGTCGTGCTTTGCGCTTCACTGCTCAAGCGAATAGCATCGTGCCGAATCGGCACCGCTTTCCACTCGACATTGTTATGCCAGACGTTTCGATCTGAACCGGTGTAGCGCCAATAGTAGTCGATCCCACCCGACGTGCGAATGAACTCGAAAAGCTCGATCGGTCGCCCGCCATACCCTGAGACTTCGTACCCAATGACGGGCATTACGTTTTCCCAACGGTGGTAACAACCACCATACCCTCACTCGACACTACCGTCTCGGCTGGAGCCGTGATCGACCTACCGGAGGTGCCATAACCCGGTCCCGGTGTATCCAGCAGCAGTAGTGTGTCACCCCGTGTGAACTTCCCCAATGACCCCGGATTGTCCATATACGTAGCAGCGTCGCCGTGAAGGAAAACCTTGGGGATAAGACCGGTAACGAATTCCCCGGCTGGTCCCCAATCCACCGGACCTCCACCAAACAGGCGAGCCACGTTGCCTGGATTGGACAGGTCGAAGAACGGCTCACCATAGCTAAACCGCCAATCACTTAACGCGAAACCGGGATACGCGCGCCCCGCTCCAACCGCCCACTCAGTGCCAGCAACGAACGTCACAGGTCCGGTGGTGTGCCAATTCACATTCGGGTCGAGAAGTTGTCGGTTGATCATGTATTGCATCGTCTGGCTGGAAAACCGACCGCTCAGCGCAAACGAGTTCCATCCACCCTGGATGTACGGATGATTTGGTGGGTCATCCAAGTAGTCCGTGCCCTCGTCCACAACCATATCCCCGAACCGCGTCTCCCTGATCATTACATCAACAAACACGATACCTCCGCTGAATGACAGGTCAATTTCAAAAACCCCCTCACTATCAGACATCGCGGCGAACACTTGAAGCGATCCATCGAATGGTGGAATTTGAAACCAGCCCGCCAGCAGAAACGTATCAGTTACATTGACGCTCTCCTCCCCCACTTCGGTCCAGATGTAAGTGGGTGAAGTCATGTTGGAGTTCCTGGAAAGGGGTCGCGTGGTCTTGGAAAGGGTGCCGGGCCGTACACGAATATTTCACCTATTTTTTTTGACCATATTGTAGCATCAACATTATATACCCCGTGATTGGTATCAGGCGTATTCACCACGATATCGATCGGGCCACCAGTCCCCCTGTTATCACTAAACGGATAACCAGGGCCACCGGGGCCACTAAGATAAACTGCCGGCGCGGTTCCGGTTGGCGTTGATCCGGTACTACCAAGCTCAACCGCATAGCCCGCGTTGTAAAACTTCGCCAAGTTTGCTGGATTCGACAGGTCGAGATACTGTCCAGGGGCGAAGTACAACTCGGCTATCATACCGTCTTCAGTGGAGTGAAGCGGGGGGAACGTACCGAACACATTGACCGGCCCGGATGAATAATCAATCGTGGTCGGGGGGATCGTACCGATCACGTCAGCGGCCATGTCGCGACGGGATACGCCATCGACGTATAAGTGGAACATCGTGTAAGGGTTAGCTGTACTCAAATCCCACGCAAATATGATGTGATGCCAATGTCCATCATCCTGATTGATCTCAATCGGATTGAAGTCAGTCATCAACTGCGTCACCCTTGGCACGTCATTATTAACCGGATTGAAAAGGAAATTATAAACACCCCCTTCTGAGCCACCGGATGTTAATCGCACCTCTGGGAAACTAGAATCACCGGGTACGGAAAGCACCGAAGAAAGTCGGCAAAAGAAATCGTACCAATACTTCTCCAGCCCAGACTCCGCGCCTGGATACGTCGTAATCTGGCGAAACCAAATACTATAGATGCCGGTAGGAGTGGAACCAACGCCGGCTAATGGCCCCGCGCTTTGCAACATTGTCGTTATATTAATGTACGCGGCCCTCGATAGGTATGCCGGAACCGGGGCGGGCACCTGAAACAGAACCGCTGGAAACGGTTCTGGCGGCGCGGGACCGGCTCCGGTGTTCACCGCAGTCCGGAACACCGCGTTAACAGTCGTAACCCCTTGGGTATCGACAGGGTGCAAGAATTCGATTTGATCCTGATCAAGTCGCGAGATCGTCAGAAAGCTGATGCGCCGCACATCCCGCAGCCCTACATCTCGCCCAAGGGATACGTCAATCGCAAGCTGCTCGTGCTCACCCAGATCACCAACATTCGCCGCCGCTATGATCTCCCGGTAGAGCCGTACCCCATCGCGAAGCTGGATCACAATGTGGTCACGGTGTTTAAACGGCCCGCCCATGTCGGTATAACCGACACGCTTGACCAGCATCGTCGTATCCACCGCGAACATCGGCGTGACCAGTTCAAAGTCGATCATGCCCGATGACAGCCAAAGCGGCATCAGGCGACCCATCAACGTGTAGAACAGACCCCGTAGCTGCCAATGCGCCGCGCGGCCCTTGGCGAACCACGCGAAATCCTGATGCGTGAAGCCGGTGACGTCGTATTGGATCGGGGTACCGATATCGTTATCGAGCGAAAACCATTTACGGTCATAACGTACAGACAAATCCTGTTCGTCTGTATCCTCCTCCAATACGTAGTTGTTGTGGTAGACCCCAAGGCGCGACACGGCGTTCGAGCGATTCGGTTCCAACGACTGAAACCTTACCCGTACCTCCGCAGTGCGATCGGCTCGTCGCGCAAACTGTGGTTGGCTCTCAAGTTTACACTTTTTCGCTGGCAACACCCGCGTGCCGATCAGCCAACTGCCGGTGATGGGTGTAGCCAAATCGAGGTGGTCGGGACCATACCCAGCGATCTCAACCAACTCGTAGGTGAACGGGTCAAGATTGACGAGGATCGCGTAGCGGCACGTCTGAAGCTCGGTATAGCTGGTATCGAGGTAGATCGTCGTAGCGCCACTGGAAGCCGCTACCGTGAGGTGACAGACATCGTGCCACAGGGGCACGTAGATCGGCGAACCCGCTGTCGCAATCGTCAGCAAGTCGAGATAGGTCCGGGTCGGACCGGTTAGCATGTAGCTGCATTCGAGCCGCTGTCGTGGGCTGAGCCGCAGCCCCATGCGCTGCTCGAACGCCATCGGGGATTCGGCAACGGTTGTCATCCATTCCAGCGTCTCGCTCATGCCACCGCGCCAGTTAGGGCGCATCGCCCAGACCGCCAGCTTCTCTAGTGACTCAAACGAGTAGATGACGAGGTTACCGTCGTTCTGGAGTGACAGGTAAGCACCATCATTGTGGTCAGTGTCACTCGACCACAGGGCGTCCTCGTCGGCGTAGATGACGAGGTTGCCGTCGTGCTGCATGATCAGCCAAGTGGCCCCCTGATTCTCCGTGGCGGTGGCCCAGAGGACGGTAGACGGCAGTTGCAGCAAGACGAGGTTGCCGTCTTTTTGAAACAACAACCGAAAAGCGCCATTCGGGCTATCGACCCACTGGCCCGGATACATCGAAGACCCGTTCGGCAACGCAGTTTTGCCGCCGAAGCTACCGGATGACACCACCGTATCGGTTGCCCACAGCGCCGGCATGTCAGCCCTTTACGATCGAACGAAGCGTGGCTGCATTCTTGACCATATGCTGCACCACGATCCGCTCACCCGCTGACGACGACATTGCGTTCGGGATGCGCTGCGGGTCATCGACCAACACCGACCGAATGTTGATGTCGCCGCCACCCCCACCACGCGCACGGTTCATAACGTTCCTTGGATCGTCCCTGGTCAGTACCTCCTCACCACGCTGTAGGATAGCGGCTTGCTCGTTCACGCCCATCCCGACCACAGATCCTCGATGGTAGCGCGGTGCATGGTCCCACCACGATGCCGGTGCCGTTCCGGGGACGCCTCCCCGACCAACAACACCGCCTCTATGGAAGAACAGCATCGACACTTCAGGTGCGAGCGTGCTGGTTGCAACCGGTGCCACCGTCGAAGCGGTCCCGCTTATCGTAGCTCCCGCTAGATTCGTACCTGTCTGGGAGCCAAACCCTAACAGTTTACCGAAGAAGCCGCCGATACCGCCGCCGCCGGCACCACCGGTATCGACACCGAACAAACTAGACGCAAGTTTCGCTGCCTCCGCTTTGATCAGGTAACTCGCGATATCCTTTAACAACTGCGCGAACAGGTTCATACCGGCATTCTTGACTGCCGTTAGAACGTCCTTCCATTCCTTGGTCTTCGCGATCGCCCCACCGATTGCCTCGGACACGGTGTTGAATGCAGTCTCCAACCCGGTGCCTAGAGACGAACTGATTGTGCTACGCAGACCCTTCATAAACTCGCTGGTGTATTGCGTCTCCGCGCGCAACTCCTTCATCTGGGCAGTGAGTTTGGCGACCTCGGTTTCCGACAACGTTCCTTTATTGGCGTCGATGAATTTTTGAATCGCATCCGCTGCATCGAGGATCGCCTTCCGGGTAAGATCGTAGGCTTCCTTGCGCTTCGCCTCCTTTTCGCTAATCGTGATCACGCCGGCTTCTTCAAGTTTGGTGTAGGTTTGAATCAGATACTGGCGGGTCTGAAGTGCTTCTTGTCCCTGCTTTTCGGCAGCGGTCAACTCGTTCCGGGCAAGCTGCTGTTTACGCAGTTCCTCGGTCTGCGCCTTCATGCCATCGATCTTGGCTTTGTCCGTCGTACTCTGGCGCTCTGCCAGCTTGTCAAGCTGTTTGATCTCTTCGTCGTAACGCAGGTTTGTGGCTGTGTTGAGTTGATCCAACGCCGATTTGTGTTCGTTTAAAAGGCCGCGCCGAAGTTCGTCGACACGCTTCTGAGCGGCGTCGAGTTGATCTGTCTCGGATTTTCGTCGCTGGATCAAAGCCCGTTCTTCGGCTTCGCCTTTATCTCTAATCGTCTTTAGGACTTCGTAGCCCTGAACCCCTGCCGCTATCGCGTCAGCTTGTGCCTTGGCACCGGCTGCCTGAATGCGGCTGTAATCGTTACCATCTTGGATCTTCTGCTTTCCCTCCTGCTGTTCCCTTTCAAAGTTCTCCCGTGCTTTCCGTTGGTTGAATTCATCCAGCGCCTGCTGGACAATGGTTTGTTGCTTCTGGTCGCTGGCCCCTGTTGCTTGTGCCTCGGCAAGAGCTTTCCGACGAACTACCTGTCGCTCTGCTTCCTCAGATTGCGCCCGCATTATGTCCAGTTGATCTTTTTGTTGCTGGATGATCCGGGCTGCCGCGTTATCCTGCGCCTCTGTCGGTCCGGTCTGCGTACCAGTAGTACCTGCGCCAGTTCGAGCGGCTTGGTTAGCGGCCTCCTGACCACCTAGGCTGTAGTGACCGGAATCTTGTTTTGTAAACCGCGTTCCAATAGCAACCGCTTGACCTGGAGCTATCCGCGCCGCCGCAGCTTCTACGGCTTTATCGAAAGCTTGGTAAACCGGTCCGCCCGCCCCCATAAAACCGGGAACCGGTTGTCCCTTGTCATCCACAATGCGAACATCGATCGCGCGCCCAAAACCGTGCTCCGATGGCCGATCGGTGCCGGCTACTACGGCACCAGGGCGTTCCGTATTAGAAGTCTCCACTCGGTAGCCAGGGGGGAGCGATTTAGACGCCTCGGTTAATATCTGAGCAAGAAGGCGAAGCTGATCGGTATCGAATTTCGCGGTTCCGGTACTAAAACGTTCTCCTCCAATCCCCGCCTCTGCTACCGGTGATGGGCCGTAGATCGCAGTGTGTGCAGCGCCAACCGTTTTCCCGATGGCGTAGGCAGGAAAAAAAGCTATCTTAAGGGCAAGTTGGAAATTCGGATCACCCATCTTCTTAGCGAGTTGATCCGCATATTCAACGGCTTTACCCAGCCCGCTAACGACACTGGTGAGAACGGTTACGAGATCCTTAAATACCTGACTTTTACCAAGCGTATCGAGAAGATGGTTCCATTCTTTACTTAGGTTCTCGGTAGCCTTGGTAAGCGGACCCGTGCCCTTTTCGGCCGCATCCCGATACACGCCAGACAAGATGCGAAGGGTTTCAATTTGTGCTTCGCCTTTCTTCCCTTCCTCCAGGAGAGTACGAACATGGTCAAGCTGGGCTCCCTTAAGAGCCGGATACTTGGCAGTCAGATCCTCGATCGCTTCCCGACCACCAGTCAAACCCTTAATCAGATCGGCCATCGCGTCTTTGATATCGACGCCTTCAACGCGAGATATATCCTTCGCTAGCTGTGCAAACGGTTGAAGTAATTCTGGCCGAATGTTCGCCTTAACCGCCTGATTGATTATCTTGCCGGCGTCTTCCCAGGAGACAGCCATGTCTTCAACAGCGTGTTGAAGACCTACAAGTTGCTCTTTGGTGTAACCAATCGCGCGGGCATTAGCCGTTAACGCTGCATCAAACTGACGTAGCGATGCAGCTTCCTGAAGGCTCTTATTCAACGCTCCTATAGCAACCGCTGCGGCAGTAGCGGCCACCGCAACGAGCGGGAACCACTTCAACGCAGCCATACCGAAAATTTGGAGGATCTGCGGTCCCTGCTGCGCCAGGATCTGAAGTGGATTCTGCCCACTGGTAAAGCCGGTGAACACGTCTGAGGCTTGGTAACCCAGGTTAGTCAGTTCGTAGGGGCGCAGCCCCAGGAACCCCGGCGTACCGGCAGCACCACGCCCAGGTCGCCCCATCGCGTCGGTACGTGGCCCCGCACCGGGTAACGGGGTCGGTGTCCTAGCCGGTGCTGCGGCAGCGGTTTCCTCACCCCTCAATCGGGCTTGAAGCCGCCGGAAACCGGCAAGCGCGTCCGTCTCCCGCTGCCGTGCTATCTCCCTGGTGCGTTGCGCTACCCGCGCCTCCTCGGCGATCTGTGCGTCCGCCGCCGCCTTCGCCGCCGCAACCTTCTCAGCCTGTTCCCTCCTGACAATGACCAAGCCTTCGCGTACCTGAGCGACGAACCTAGCGTTCGCATCCGCCCGTGCCTTCTCCGTGGTCTTGAATGCCTGGAACGCCTGTAGCTGACCGGCCTCTTGCGCCTTAACCGATTGAGCGTATGCCTCTGCCGCCTTGCGTTGCTCGGCTGCCTCTGCGGCTGTCGCCTCAGCGAGCTTCCTCGATTCCTCTTTCGCCTTCCTCGTGTTCTCGGCTAAGTTGAGCTTGGCCTCACTCAGCTTCGTGATAGCCACGCCAGCCTGATCGGCCGCCGCCTTTAACCTATCCTCCGCCTGGGCGATGTTGTTGATATCAACGCCGGCCTTGGTGAGCGATTGGCCCATCTCGGCGAACGTCTGCACATTCTCACGAAGGACGACTTCCTGCTTCTCCAGCCGGGTAGTCAGCGTGGACATCATCCGCTCGGCTGCGGCACTGGTGTCCTTGGTCTGTTCAAGCTTCGACCGGTACGCTTCAAGCCTCTCACGGGCTGTCGTTACCCGTGCTTCGCTTGCCGCGATGACCCGCTCAAACGATTTGAACTGGTCGATCGCAGTAGCAAGCCCGGTGAAACTCCGGGTTGCCTGCTCCAACTTGGTCAGGGTGGCGGAAAGCTCTCTCTCGCTGATTTCCGCCTTGTTCGCCGCCGCGATCTGCTTGTCGAGGGAAGCGGTTAAACTATCGACCGCTGCTTTAGCCTGATTGAACTCGGCCGTAGAAAGATTCTGCGCCCGAATGCGTAGCAGGATGTCCCGTGAGAGATCGCCCCGGTCGCTCACCGCAGTTCCTCTAGGCTATCGCGCAGATGGTTCCCTCCAGACAATACATCTACAATAGCCGCTCTGATAAGAACGGACTCGGTAGCAACCCGATAATGAATGCGTTCCCTGGCGATGTCGGCTTCGGTCCATAGCATCGCGAGCGGAAACGCCCACACGTCGCTACGACCATATCCTTCGCTTATCAGTAGTGCTGCATCCTCACGCAGCCCACGGTAAGTCTCGATCGCCCATGTCTCCCTTACTCGGCCGCTTGCGCCAACGTTACCGTCCCCGGTGGGAGAATCCCCGTGATCAGTCTCATTACGTCGGCGGCTAATTTTTTTATGGCAGCGGTATCCTTAAAGGTCAGATCCGCAACGGCGAGCAACGTTTCCAGTTGAATCGTGGCAGGTAACGACAGGGCCACCTCCTGCTGGTCCCGTTCATCGGAACACAGGGAGATGATATTCGCCACGAGTACCGGCGATTCGCGGATCACCTCGATGATGGCTTCGCGGATGATATCGTCATCAGGGAACGACAACTCTCGCGAGGTTCGTATCTGGGAGGCGATCTGGTCGATAGCGAATCGGTGGTTGTCGATCAGCATACTGATGTCGAGAAGGTTTAATGCGCGAACCTCGAACTCACCACCGGGAAACGCCACCGTGCGTTTCACCGGCACAAAATCGGCTAAAGGCATAGCTCGTCTCCGTACAAGGTCGCCCCGGTTACGCAGACACCAGGGCCAGGGACTACTACGCCGCCGCCTCCCGAATGTAGACCATCTTCCGGCCATCCTTCGGGATCAGGATTTCAAAGGCGAAAGTCATCGTTTGCCACGTTTCACCCTTCAGTGCGAATTCGCCTGACGGGGCCAGCCGCACATGCGGCCAGTAGTAATCGCGATTCGTCCCTTTCGGGTTATCCGCGATAAACCGCAGTGAACCCTCGACCTGGGTGTTGTCATCGACAACCAGTACGCGATCCTGGGCCGCCACGTCGTAGGTCACAGTGAGCACATCATCGTTATCGATATCGGGTGCGTCGTCCTCGATAAAGACGCGGCCCTTATCCAAATCGACTTGGTAGTTATCCGTCTCCGGGACCGTTGTAAGGCCATCCTTAACCAAAACGTTCGACACCTTCCCGACGCCATCGGGATACATCGACGTTCCAAGCTGATACCACAGTCCCTGTTGGACGGTGAAATCCTCGCTCTCTGCCGTCGCGACAACGGTGTCATCTTCTAGCGGGTCAGCAATCCCAAACATCAAGGCAAGGTTCGCCATGTTGATGTTGTCACACTGAAACGTACCGGCACGATCGACCTGTAGCTGCGCCGAATCATCCCGGACACGAACACCTTCATCGGAGCTATAGTGGTCGAGGTTCTGGTACGCCGTCGTCATCGTGATGGCTGGCGTGTTTCCCAGATACCGCTCACCGGTAGGAGTTTCGGTGTTCACAGCGGCGAATTTGTCGAAATACAGCTTGCCGCGACCGAGTGTATAGTTTTTCAACTCGCCTTGCATCGGAACCTCCGTTACGGCAAGAACGGATCGCTAACGTCCGTCGCCAAACCTATACCAAGGGGAAGGTAGAAGAAAGCCCTGCTGGATGCATCTTGCCGGATAGCGACACTAACCACCCCCGGTCCAATTGCCATGCCCGTTATACCCGTTTTCAAACCCAGGAAGTAAGCGTTGGGGTACTTCGGATAACCCTGATCATTTGTCTTGATGCACTCAGCCAGCCGCTTTTCCACCGAAGCTTTTAGCTGATACGCATCGTCTGTCGGATGCTGCACATCGTATAGAATCCAACCCTGTACCAGCAGGACCCACGTCTCGTGCCGCTGCACGTTGTTCTCTTCGGCCGTCGCGACATTGATGTCTGCGGTCAGGTGCTCAACAACCGATACCAAGGGCGACGGGTCGGCATCGCCAAAGATCAACCGACCACGAAACACGCTTTGCGACAGGTCAAAGTCATACCCGTTCGCGGGGGTGATCCCCTGCAAATGCGTGGTCAGACGCTTCAGGATATCAAGCTGTCTGCTATCGTTTAGGTTCATTATGGTCTTCGACCCCGATCTCACGTTCCGCCCGCTCCCAGAACTCTTCGTCTCGGCCCTCCGGCTTACCCGCCTCCTCCCATAACTGCTTCGCTCGTTCACGTATCCGTGTCTCGCGCCGTGTCATATGTCACCTCTACTCACGGTTCCCACTCAGCCGTTGGATCTGTCGTAAAAACTCAGCTTGGAGGTGCACCAACAAAGCCGGCGATATATCTACCGCTACGGTACGGAACACCTGATCCACCGAAGGACCGTACAACAACGCGACACCAGCAAGCGGGCCGGTGGTTATCAGCTTCGCGCCGATCGTGTGCTCCATCGTCTCACCGGGGCGCAACCGGATGCCCAGCCCAACATTCCCCGATCGCAGGTTGATCAGGAAAGCCCGCTTCAAGTTTACCGGCCGACCGGGCTGTACGGTGACGGTGACGCCTTGTCCGCGCTGTGAACGACGATGGCTCCTACGCCTGACAAACGTCGTTCTCTGCTGACTGAAACGCGCCAATGGGGTCGGGGTGAACTGGCCGACGATACCGGCTTCCAGTTGATTCGCGTTAGCCCGGTACTTCAGCCTGAAGCGCTTCTGTCCAATCCCATCCGATCCAGACAGGTAGCCGACAGGAAAAGCGACTTCTGACAGCATCGCCTCTCGCGCCATCGTTAGTCCCTGGCGCTCAGCGGTCTGGTTAATCGCCAACATGGCAGCACGAGGCGCGATCTCTGGAAGCATCTTCAGGTAGCGGCTGTACTCGCGCAACCCGGTCGCATCGATGATCACCGTCATGGCCGGGTCACCGTCCAGATAGCGATCACCGGGCCATCGGCAGGCTCTCGCACATCCAGCATGAACTGCTGTCCGGGGTAATCATCAAAGACAACGACACCACCACGCTTGAGCGTGACCGTCAACTCGTCCAGATCAAATATGAGACGATCGATGTTCTCCATCACCCTGGCGTAGTCACCACCGGGGATATCTCCGATCGCTGCCGTAAAACGAGAATGCCACCGAACATGAAGACCGGTGGCACTCGCTGGTGTCGAATCAGAATACGAGGCGATCAGGGAGAACGCGTCATGTACATCACGTCGCGCCTGCCGCCTGACAGTAAACCAATCCGTCACAGATCGTTGTTTTCGGCTGCCCGCCGCCGGTTGCGGCGATCTTCAGCCGATTCCTGTGCCCTGGTGGGGGTACGGTTCTCGGTAACCTCCTCACCGGGACCGGCAGTAGCCGGTGCCCGCCCGGTGTCGTCCCGTGGCTCCCGGATGACACCGCGAGCGTCCAGTTCCCGGACGTAATCCTCGCTCCATTTCAGCGTGTCAGTGTTGAAACGTTCGCCCGGTCCAAGGATTACGCGGTTGTCCCCGTCACCGTGTACGATAGTCCCTACTGCAACCCGGTCCACCATACCCGTATCTCCTATTCGGTAGTCAGCTTAAAGCTGTTGTTGGGGTTCAGTGGCACAAACAAAGGTGCCGACTGAGACATGGTGTAAACAACTGACGGGTCCATGTTCTTCCACATCTTCGGGAAAATCGGCTGCTCAACGGTGAAGTTCGCATCGGCGTCCATGATGGCACCGAACATCGCCACCATATCCAATCCCGGTCCCACGCCTACAACTACAGTCGGATCAAGGAATTGCCGGGTGGTCAGATTGCCGTTAAGCGAATCGACATCGGAGTACCAGTTGGAATACCGATACAACTCGAACCGGCCCCCGGTGGTGATGATCGACCCCATCGACTGCGAGTTGGAGTTCTGAACCAGCGGGATCACTGGGAACTCACTGCTGCCGATGCGCCGGGTGGCGTCGAGCAAATCAAGTACCTTTTGATTCTTGATGAAATTGCCCCAGGCTGTTGCGCCAAAGACGAACCGGGTGATCGGTGCGTTGCCAAGGGTGAAGCACAGATCGTTCAGCCTCGCCAGATCACCTAGAGGATCGGCTGTTGCCGTCTGGCTCCACCGGGCAGTACCGGTAAGCTGCGAAGTCAACTGAGCATCGCGGCCAAAGCTGACAGTGACACTCGGGTAGTCGTCACCGGCCACGGTCACCTGACCGTCTTGGACAGCCTTTGATGCCATCCAATCCCAGCGGCGTTCGATCGACTCACGCTCCAGCCGCAGGTTATTGACGACCTGCGCGTTGAACCGTGCTTCCATCGACATGCCACCCAGGAACGGCTCGCCCATCATCCTGCTAATCGCTTTGGTCGGGTCAACGACATGCTTCGGCTTGACGTAGGCAGGACGGAAGGACTGCGCGGAATACCCTTGTCCCCTCATCACGCGCCCCTGCATATTGGGCGCGACAAACGGAGCGAGCTTCCGATTGTCCACATCGGCCTTCTCGAACAGAATCTCTTCACGATCACTAGTGATCGTTCGAGTCGCCATGTCCCGCCAGAAGCCATCCGGAAGATCCGCAAGCCGCTGCTGAACAATGATCAGATCCTGCGTGGAGTAAAAGGTGATCGCCATCTAAATCCCTCCAACACAAGACCCTTACAGGACTTGCCGCACACCGATATTGGTGCCGTCGAAACACCTCTTGCGCTCTTCAAGCGATATGAAACCCGCCGGCCAGAGCAGTGCCTGATGGTTAAACACACCACCAGTGAAATACGGGAACCAGCCACCCGGTGTGCTCGCGCCAACCGGTTGTCCTGCGATGCCGATCGCATTGTTGGTCAGCGTGCCCTCTGTCGCAGAGGCACCCGTCAGAGTGGCACCGGAGACGGTGAAACCGATACTGGTAACACCCTCCACCAATGTAACCGAGTTGCCGGCCACGCCGACATCTTCGGCCACAAGCGTGACGACTGTACCGACAGACGATGCCGATACGTTGAACCGAGTGATACCGTTATTGATGACGGTGACGAGATTAGCCGCAGTTGCAGTGGTGTCCGCGCCAATCAGGCATTCATCACCCGTACCGGTGAGGGTGGTCCTAAATGTGATCGCGACACCGTTGATCGTCACCGTGTCAGCGGCTGTCGGCTGCCCGCCCACGGTGATCGCGCCCGTAGCATAGACACCAGCAGTGGTAAACGGCACAAGCTTGCCGTCCGCGTTCCGCATCAAGACTTCAAACTGCCGAATCGCTTGCCCGTCAGCGGCTTGACCTTGATCGGTGACGATATCCGACTCGCCGCCGTACAGATCGAATGGGTCAAACCGACCCTGATCGGTGAACCCGGTCGCCAGCAGAGGCGGATATGTCGCTGCCATGTCGTCCTCCGTAAAACTAAGTTTAGGCCGCCGCCCGGATCTTTCGACCAGACGCCGCAGCGTAATTGTTCAGCAGTCGGTTGGCGGTAGCAGTCGAGTCATCGCCACCCCCATCCCCCGCCGCCGGATCGGCACCGACATTCGGATTCTGTGATGCATCCATTGCAGCGGCAAATCCGCTTGGTGTCTGTCGCGGATTATCCGTCCCCGCTTCCGGCTTACCAGCTGCTGCCAGGATGGCCCGCGCCTCGTCAACCGACAGGCTGGTAGCTTCCGCCAGATGCGCCGCGAGGTTTTCCCGCCCCGTGGCTTCTGTACAAGTGCGGATCGCGGCAGAACGACTACGTTCAGCCGCAAGCCCCTGCGCTATCCCCTCCGCAACGAGTCGGGATACATCCGCTGCCGTCATCACAGGATCTGTCATAGTAGGCTCCGCCTTTTCAGAAACAGCATCGACGGGTGTTTTGATTCCATCGATAAGACCGAGTTCAAGCGCTTCGGGTGGTAGGTAACACCTAGCTTCCGTGGCACGAACTTCATCTTCCGACAATCCGCGATGTCGAGCGACGGCTTCAACAAACAAGCCGTAATGGTAACTGACATCACGCTGTATAGATTCTCTCGCCCTTGGTGACAAGGGTTCATACGAATTGCCGTCTACTTTCTCGGCACCTTCGTGGATAAAAGTTAGTTTCACACCCTCATTTTCGAGCGCTTGACTGAAATCGACGTGCACTGCGACACAACCGATACTGCCCACGCCGCCACTAGGGGTCACAACAACCCGGTCCGCAGCACTCGCCAGAAAATAGGCGGCCGAGTAGCAACGCGAATCGACAACCGCCAAACTAGGTTTTTGGCCGCGCTTCTCGTATATGAAGTCCGCCAATTCGGCACAGCCAGCGGCAAGGCCACCCGACGAATTCACGTCATACACGATCTGCTTCACGTCATCATCGGCCAGAGCCGCGCTAGTTTGCGCCCGGATGAAATCGTATCCGGTCGCGAATGAAGCGCTCCATGACATCCGGTTCACCAACAGCCCGTGCACCGGGATAAACGCGACCCCGGACGCATACGCAAACGGCTTCGCCTGTACCGGCTCTTGATAACCGTAGCTCGAAACGAGTTCGGCCATGCGTACGGGAAAACTAGCTTTTATGGCCGCCAACTCGGCCACGGCGATATCTCGCAATTCGGCCGCCACATCGGCGTGCCCGCGTTCGATCAACGCTCCGCGATGATGTAGACGGAATGCAATGTCACGGGCAAACGCATTCATGGTCATGAGCGAATCCAACATCAAGTGGGCATATTTAACCAAATCCTACTTAGGGGCAATAGAAACTAAGCAGCGAGTAGAAAATCGCGGTCACACTCTTCTACGTCTATGCCATCCATCAGCAAAAAGTCGTTGTCTATCCCGGTAAACTCATCCGTCAAAAGTGAATGTTCCACATGCAAGACAGCGCCGCTCGCCACGGACCCCGCCGAAGCATAACCGGCTATCAAGCCGACATGCTGACCCCGCGCCCGACCAGCGATAACAAATAAATGCAAAGCGAGGGACGCGCCGTCAGCCTTCCCGTCCACCCGCCATTCCGCAACAGCGTTACCGGGTGTTAGGAAGTAATCGACACGCAGCAACGCGCCTCTGACGTGGGCGTCCTTGCGGTAGATCGGCGAGCGGAGCCACAGGCCGCCTCGCCCGGCCGCCGTCGCCTGTCCAGCCTCAATGCGATAAGTGATTTCGAGATCGGTGCCGAGTGCGGTCGCCTCAGCAACGACGATGCCGGGTTCAAGTGTATACGCAACCCCAAGCAGTGCTCCGGTGGCTTGCCCAGCCTGCTCTTTTGCACCCGGAAGCTGGCCGTAAGCCAGCGAGCCAAATGGCGCGAAGCCGTACATCGCCTATCGCTTACCGCAAGAAAGCCCGGCGCTAGTTTGGGGTAGCAATCATCGGCGCAGCGCGCAGTCGCCGCAGCTCGTCGTCCTGCATCGCTAATTGCACTTCCAATTCCAATAGTCGCGCCATCAGATTGTTACGCTGCGTGCGGATGACATCGATCTCGCTCAGCGTCCGTTGTTCGCGTTCAGGGTCGTCAAACATTTGTTTCCTCCTGATCGTGCCTGGCAAGAATTATCGTTCCGAACGCGCCTTTACAGCAGCTTGGTACTCCTGCTCGTATTCGTGCCGTAGTTTCTGATCGGAATAGGAGCGCGCCGCCTGTTCCATGACCCACTGTACATACGCCTCATCGGTCAGAAGCGGGTCGTCCGAGGTTGTCGTCGGTAACTGGACCACACGGTCTGGCGGCGAGACTACGGGCAACGTGGTTACGCCCATATCCTCCGGTGGTGGTGGCGGCAATGCCGCGTTGTGCTGCTCGCGTGCCCAGGTAATCCCGGCCAACTGGTCCGGGTCTGTTATCGTCACAACAAAATCCGTCATCATGTCTCCAGTGCTTCGATCCGCACCATTGCTTCCTGTAGCGTTTTAGTCAACGCTGCCAGCAAAGTAAGAAGGTTAGGCGACTGAATTAGACTTGGCGCATCCTTGTACCCGGTAGCCGCGCTAGGAATTAACACTTCCTGTAGTTCATGGGCAAGGAAACCCCACTGCTCGTCGGAGCTAGCTTTCGATAACAATTCCTCGTTGTCCTTAATCGTATACGAAATCGGCCGCAGCGATTTAACATGCTGCCATGTCGAGGGCAGTTCAACGATATTGTCCTTGATACGGTAATCGCAAGTTACAGTGATGGTTCCGACGTTGACATTATCAATCCAAAGCACCGGCACGCCGGTCCAGTTGATGTTAAACACGTTCGCTGTTGTCGCGCCCACTATACCAGCACGACACTGCCGCCCGGTTGCCTGGAGATAACCGCAGGTAATCGCGCCGGCCGTGCTGATAGTCACAACGTCACCACCGCCTGTGACGTTAATTCGGTACGCCCCCACATCGGCATAGGTGCCCCACACCTGCGTCGTCGTCGTCCGCTCCGGTGTAAGAAAGCCAGATGCGGCGCCCCGCGAATAGATTGGAGCTTGAGCATCAACACCCAAACTATTTAAAGTAAGCTGCGTTACACCCCCACGTTGAAACACCGCATCGCGAGCTTGGCCCGAGCCGATCATACCAGTGCCGTAATACGCTATGCCAGCATACCACTCCCCCATATACACAAATTCATTATTGTTAAAGTCAACGTAGTTGAGATAATTACGAACAGTCCCAAGAGCCATCGAGATACTTGCGGTTTGCGGCTGGCCGCCGCTGTTCCAGATATACTTATTCTCATACCCATTCGTAGTTGAACCCGGATTAGCGATCTGTTGGCCTGTACCTAGCTTGAGCAAGGTGCTATCACCGTTTACCGAGGCGACATAGATCCAGCTGCTCTGTGCGGTAAAAGGGGTGCCAGCATAAGTTACAATTCTAAACCCACCAATACTATGATCCCAGTATAATGCTTCCCACGAGTTAAGCAATATGCCCCCGGCAACACTGCGCGCGACACCATCGTAAACCTGAGCGGCAGGGATGTCGGTCGTCGGTTGGTTGAACTCGATCCAACTTCCGAGCGGCTGCGATGTCGGGATGCA